TAAAAAATTACAGTTCTATAAATATTCCTAAATTTAAAACAGGCGGCTATGTTCCTGGCTCTCCTTCAATGGCAATTCCCGCACTTTTGCATGGTGGTGAGTATGTTGTAAACGCTGATGCTGTAAGAAACATGGGTGTAAGAACAATGCAAAGCATTAACCAATCCAGGTTCAGAGCTCCATCTAGCGCCCCATCCTATATGGGTGGAGGACAAACAACGAATGTGTCTACGGTAAATATTAATGTTGATACATTTGTCGGGGAAGAAGAATGGTTTAAGTCTATGATGAAGAGTTACAATGTCAATGTCCTTCCAAAGCAACAGAAAGCGGCTGGGATGGAGACAAGAACTTTTACAAGCTATAATGGTATAAACCAGGGGTTGTAAATGTCAATTATTCAAAATCAACAATCTAATATAACCCATCTTGTCGTGCTTAACGGTCAAGAGATTACAGAGCATGGTCGGGTGTTCAGTGGTGGAATGACCACATCTGCATCTAATGTTGAATTGTTAAACGGGAATAAAAAAAGGTTTATTAAAAATGCAAAGAATACTTATTCATTTTCATTTACTTATCTTCCGGATATGCCGGAAAAAACAGTTGATGGTCGCAAGAGCAGGGATTACCTGCTTTCAATTGCCAGAGCTCCATCGTCAGCAAGTCTTTCAATAAAGCTAGACCCATCAGAACCTTTTTATAATACTACCGTATATGTTGATTCATATTCGGAGACATTAATCAGGAGAGATATTCCCAACCAGTGTGCTTACTACAATGTTGAGATTTCTCTTAAAGAGAAATAATATATGTCTGATAGTTTTTATTCATTTAGTGAACCATTTAATCGTGGTATAGATTTTTATCAAGCAGATGCTGCTGATGTCACAATTGATATCAGCATTTCATCCTCTCTTACAATATCATCTTTTCAAATAAGATTTGCAAGCATTGTAATTGAATCAAACTCTGCCATCACTTCTAATGCATTCAAGATAGCATACGCAGCCGCTAATCTGGCGGTCGATGGTGCAACGGTAGTTGTCGCAACAGAAAGGCAAGACGGAAGCGTTGTAATCTCCGCAGAAGCTCTTGTTCAGACAAACATTACAAAAATTGCTCATGCATCTGTAGCATTGTCATCTAGTGGTGATGTATCTGTAAGCGGAACGAAAATATCTACTGCTACATCCACACTTAGCTCGGAGTCCGACTTGGATGCTTCGATGCTTAAGATATCACACGGCACTTCTCAAATAGCAGTATTGTCAAGTCTATTAGCAAATGCGATGAAGGTCGCTCACGGTTCGGCGGTTCTGTCTGGTCAAGTCAACTTGGCAACAGCTGGCAGGATATTCCTTGCAACAATCAGAATTAATATTTTAAATAATACAAATGTTGATGCTCGGACTATTAGATTCAGCACAAATATTACTGCAGATAGCTCACTGATTAGAACCCTGCTGCTTCTTGATAATAAACCTTTAACAAATCAAACAAGGATGCTCGATGTTTCAGCAACCCCGATTTTTATGGAGAATACAAATTGGGCTGGAGATACTTCAAGATATTATAAAAACAGCGCAGCTAATGGCGGTTCAAAAAGAACATTTAATATTAAGTGGTCATTTATCCCAAATTACAGTAATGCAACTGTTGACTTAAATGAGTCAAGAAACTATATTAAAAATATTTCAATGGATGCCGATACTCATACTTTAACAGTTATTAGTCAAGATGAGGATGGTATAACTCCATATACAGAAGAGAATGTTACTGTGTTTGTTTCAAGTTTTTCTGAAAACTTAATAAGAAGAGACCTTGTTAATGATGTATACTATTTTGATTGCGCGTTAGCGCTAGAAGAGGTTTAAAATGTTGACATCTGGTATATACGGAAAGGAATTCTCTACTTCTTTTAATTCTTCCATTATATCTCCGGCCCAGAAGATTAAGCCTAAAATTATGATTAAATGGCTGGATAGTCGCCATGTTGATAATTTGGTGATAACAACAAATGATGCTCCTGCAAATACTGCCTACCCAAGCAGGGGATTTTTCTTCCCAGTGTCGGAGGCTATGAATGGAATTAAAAGACAATCATTTACTTGGGCAGTTGCTGGGGCTAAGGATGTAAATGGTGATGTGATTAAGGCAGATGGCACATGGTTTGCAATGCCTTCCTTGACATCGAATGATTTATCAAATACTCAGGTAGGTAGTAATCTTGAATTTGGGTGGTGGTCGAATAGTACCAGTAATTCAAATACCCATGGTACATATAGTGGATATGGCTTTGTGACAAATCCTTATGTTGAAGCAACATTCACTACAAGAAAAGTAAATAAAATTAGGGTTGTTACATCTGAAGCGTATGGTCAAATATCTAATTATTTAGTGCAGGCATATGATGCTTCTTTAAATCTTGTCTTGAATGAAGAGGGTCTTATAAAAGATGGTACATATTTTCAAGATCACAATATATCCCTAGCCGCCTCAACTCAGAATATATCAAAAATAAGAGTGACCGTATATTCTACAAAAAATTCGGTTGATTTTGCAAGAATACAGGAAATTGTCCCAATTTATGAAGAAGACATTAGTGATTATATAATTGATTACTCTGTCAACAGAACTCGTGATATTCACTCAACAAGCCTTCCAGTTGGTGGTTCAGGTATTGCTAGTGTTGATTTGAATTTAGATAACACAACTAAGGTTTTTAACTTATTCAACACAAGCTCTACTTATGGTAAATATATGGTTAAAGACCTTGAGGTTGAGATATACACTGGCTGGAGAATCAAGAAGCCATCATTTGATAATATCAATGCCTCATATTTGACAACGCAATTAACGGCAAATATATCCAATTCCTCATCTACATTTACCGTTTTGGATAGAACAGCCCTGCCTGCTGGCGGAGCGGGTAATGAGTTTATTGTCATTCTGGATAAAGATACTCAGTCAGAAGAAATTGTGCTTTGTTCTTCTGTTAACTCTTCAAATATTGTTACAGTCGCACAAAGAGGTTATGGCGGGTCTATAGCAAAATCCCATATTGCCGGCTCCAGTGTTACATTCGATGTTTATGAGTATGTGAAAAATGGAACATTCTATGTTGATGAATGGTCAGTGAATACAGACATGACTGTGAGCGCAAACCTACAGGATTGGACAAAGTTCCTTTCAGAAAGGACAATCAGTTACGGATTCTTTATGCAAAATGCGTATGTCGGTGATGCGGTAAAGAATCTTTTAATGAGAGCTAACTTCCCTAGTTCTGATATTGAGAAACTTAACTCTTATAAAAGAGGGGCTATTGAGAGAGGGGCTGTCACCCTTTATTCATTTAATGAAGATACCATTGATCGAAGTGGAAATGATATTATCCCGTCTACTGGGTTGCGTTCAAGATTTTGGGGGATGCCGGATAATAAGAAAGATATCTCTGTAAAAGACATTGTTGCTGACGCTATAGACAAAGAATTGTCACCATTGGATAAAGCTCTTGGTGAAAAGAAATTTATATCCCCATCTAAAGTTGTTTTGTCTAAAGATATTTCTGATTCAAATACATACGCCTTACAGATTAGTGATTTCCAGTTCACCGGTACAGACTCTAAAGTTTACAGTGATTATTATAATGGAGTTTTCGATGGTTACTATATACCGACAGACTCTGGTCTGCAAAGTTTAGTTGCGGTTATTGCTTATGGTGGGGTCAAGATTTATCTAGATGATGTTCTTATTTTGAACAAGTATAAATTAACCACTGTGTCAACTAGGTATCAATCAAGTACTGTTAATTTGACAGAGTTTTATCATTCTTTTAATAATTCAGGCGCTGCTTCTTTTAAATTGTGGCTGTACAAGGCTTTGAGCGGGGGTTCGGATGTTCTTGTTAACGCTTCAGAGTGCACAACGATTGTTGGACTGGATGCTGTTGGTTCAAAAAACCCATCATCGAATATTGCTGTAGCTGATGCTTACAATCATAGAAACAATGCTGTATACATAAGTCTGCCAAAGTTGAATCAACCAACTGGCTTGGTTTCTGATATAAATAATAAATCAATATTGTTAGAATCTAATGCATATGTTAGAATCCCGTATCATGAAAGCTTTGATGTTGTAAACTCTAATAGTTATTTATATAATAATGAATGGACAATAGAGCTACTCGCCAAATTCCATATTCCAGGGAGTATTGTTGCAGAATCAATTACTGTTACGAATAACGGTTCTGGTAATTATTTAATAAACGGAGTTTCTAATGGGACAATTTCCGTGGTTCGTGGGGGTACTTACACATTTCAGGTTAATGCGTCTGGTCATCCATTCTGGATTCAAACATCCCCTGGTGCTCATAATCCAGCAAATGTTGTTACTTCTGGCGTTACAAATAATGGAGACGATGATGGAACTATCACATTTGTAGTTCCTGCTGATGCTCCAAACACTCTTTACT